TTTCTCTAGTAGGAATTGGCGCAAATATAAAGTCGCCGTTTTCATCTATAAGAGGCTGCTCATCGTCTGGGTTTAAAACTACGTCTAATACAGGCTTTTGAATCTGCTGGCCGTTTGCGTCAACACCTGCAGGTTGCATCATAGGCCTGTTTACTTCAATCCAACGCTGACCAACTAACTCGTCTGCAATACGCATTACGTGATAAGCTGTATAAAACTGCTGAGCTAAATATGCAACGTCTTCGCCTAACATTGCATAAAAGTTTTTAATACGGTTAGACACGTAGTGCAATGACATAACCGCTGCGTTTTGCTGCAGCTTAACTTTGCGGCCAGAATCAGAAGCGTACGCCATGCCCATAAAGCTATCGTTAACACCTAACACTTGTTGAATGCGGTCAATAGATTTGTCAATAATAACGTACTGCTCTTGCATTTCACGGCTAAACTTTTCAACGCGAATACCGTTTAAACTAAGTACTGGTACAACTGCGTTAACGCGGTTATAGACAGCAGTAAACTCGTCAATGTCTTCAACAGCGCCATTTTCAATAAGTACTTTTTCACTTGACGCCATCAAGTTAATAGTTGATACAGCAATGTTAATAGCTTTCTGCGGCTCAATAATCTCTCTGAAAATGCCGTAGTACTCAGGTATTTCAGAAGTATGAATTTTTTGAACACGGTACGGCCAGCGCGTTTTGCGATAAGTTATTTCGTCTTTGCGAATAATATAGTTATCATGCCAATAAACTGACCAGCGCTTACCATTAGTTTCTTCAAGCACAGTGTGAATAATTAAATAGCATTTATGCTGACGGTGCTTGCCAGTATATCTATCCCAGTTAGTTTCTTCAAAGTCAGCGTCACTGTGGTCAGTAAAGTTATAGTATTCAACAAGGTTATCTAAAGCTTTCTTGCCAAACAACTTAACAACAGTTTCTTCTGTCATCCACTTGTAACGATGCAAAAACCTGGCATCTGAGTAATCGTCTTCAACACTTGAAGGGTCTAACACAAGCTGCGAAGGCGGTACGTAGCTAATGTCAATACCATTAATAGGTCTGCCAAACTCGTCTTTGCGGCCAGTGTCAAACACGTTAGTAAACGTGCACATTAAGCCGTTTAGCAAACCAGACAGCTTAAATTTATCACCTAAAGTGTCTATTTTATTTTGCTGAAAAGTATGCGATATGATGTCAGTAATTACTGAAGCATTAGTAGCATCTCTAGGGTTGTTAGGTAACGCAACAGCAGTGTTAACTACTGTTGAATAATAACCTAACAACATACGGCTGTACTTTTTAATAACGTTAAAAGTTTCAGCAGGCTGCCCACGCTTAGCTAAAGTGTTTAACTGCTCTACACTGTATTGACGGTTGTGATAAAAGTCGTCAACTACTTTACCTTCAATACGCGATTGCTCAAAAGCTTCATAGCCAATCTTAAACGTATCTTGTAAGTCTTGAATTATAGGCTTCATTGACCGCCTCCAAATATTTCGTTAAGCGGTCTGCGTGCTGCGCCTGGTTGTCTTTGAGCAGGTACTAAAGGTACTGGCGCATCTTTACTATCGCTTAACTGCCGAATGCGATTAATACGCTCATCGATAGCTGTAATAATGTCGTCTATTTTTTCTTGGTCTGCGCCAACATAATAGTGGCTTAAAGTTTCATCACCCATTGTAGCTATAGACTTTAACTGCGCTTGTATTGTGCGCATTTGTTCATTTAGCTTGTTTAACACCGGGCCTTTTTGCTGACCTAAATTACCAACTGCAGTGTCAAACGCAGCGTTTTCTTGCTTAGTTAACGCCGAGCCAAACAATGAGTTACGTAGTATATTTCTAAAAGTTTCATACGCAGCAACGCCAGACTTACCGTCAGTAACGTTGTCTGATATGTAAGCGTTTACGCCTGACAACATCCGGTCAATAATACCAGTTTCTTGGTCAGTAATTTTTTCACCTGCACGACCACCTAAAGTAGTTAACTGGCGAACCGCACGCATTGTACGCTTATCTTCTTCGCTAAACGTAGCGCCTACAGTCTTTTCAATAGTGCGAATGAACGGTTGAGCTAAACGTCTATTGTTTGCATCAGAAAAATCAGTGCTGTAGAAGTTACCGCCAAACGCTTCTTGCAGCTGCTCAGTAGCTAAGTTAGCTTCAGAAGCTTCTTTAACAGACGTAGGAGCTTGTTGCTCGCGACGCATTTCTTGCAGCACTTCATTGTAATCTCTGCCAGAATTTTCAGCTTGTAGTCTTGCAGCTCTTTCTGTTTCAGAGCCAGTGCTACGAGTTTGCACAGCTTGCTCAAAAGCTTGCAAATAGTCCATGCCAGGATTTTGCGACTGTATTTCTTTAGCTAAGCGCTCTAGCTCAGAGCCTTGAGCTCTAGATGAGCTGCCTTTAAGACGCTCATACGCTTCCCATTCTGGAATGCCAAGCTCTGCAGACATTTGCTTAGCTACACGCTCCAAAGCTGACAAACGCTCTACGCTTTCGCCTTGTCTTAAGCGGCTTATAGCTAAAGCTCTTTGCGACATCATTTCAGTTTGTTCTGCAGCCAGGCTATTAGCAAAACCTGTGCCTGCATACATTTTTTCCATGTCAACTAAACCTTTGTTACCGTCTGCAAAAGTAGTAACAACAAACTGCTTAGCTAAGTTTGGGTCCTTTAAAAAATTCTCAGCGTCCGCTATGCCAGCTTGAGCCAGTAACGGAGCATCTTGAGAAGACAGCCGGTCGACACGTACAACATTTTTAAATAGGCTTCCACCAGCAGGTGATTGTCTTGTTTGTTGGAGAAAGCTGTTTAAATGCGCAGTGTCGCCGTCTGCTTCATACATTCTAAAAGCATCAAAAGTCTGGTTTTTAAAAAACTGAGTTTGCAATTGGCGAGTCTGCAACTTAAGTTGTTCAAGCTGTAGCTCTGCTTCAGTTTTTTGCATAGGAGCAAAATCTTCGGCTTGCTTTACACGAACTTCAGCTTCGCGGCGTCTAAGCTCTCTGTCTTTTCTGCCACGGTCGTATTCCATAACATTAGCTGCGCCTTGTGCTATGCCAGCTCCAATAAATGCGTTAGCCATTACTTTTTACCTCCGCGGAAATAGTCAGTTAGCGCAGTACCTGTGGTATTGATAGCGCTACCAATTGCTTGACCTGCCGCATACTGCGCATCACTAGCACGACTTCTTGCACCTGACGCCTGGCTGTTCAATGTGTTCTGTAAATTACCAGCTGGATTTTGACCGTAGCCGATAGTTAAAAAGTTAAGCTTTTCTTGAGCTGCCATACGCTCAGCATTTGCTGAAACTCCAGCTTTAGCCATAGCTGTATCTCTTTCAACTCCAGCTACTACGCTGCCAGCTAAAGCAGAGTCGCTTAAACCTCTAGCAGCAAAGTCTTCATCAATTCTAGTAAGCCACTGGTCTCGCTCTAGTTCAATCGCTTGTCTGCCTTGAGCTTCAATGCGAGCTGGTGTTAAATTTTGATAATAGCTAGACAAGTTGTCCTGGATAGGCCCAAAAATATCTAACCAGTCTTGGTATTGCTCTTTAGCAAAACCTAAAGCAGCCGCTTCGCTTTGCTCTGCAGCTTTAGTTGCTCTTTTAGAAGCGTTGTTAGCCATGCCTGCACCCAACACACCGGTGCCTGCCACTACGCCTGTCACTGGGTCCGGCATTGTTTAATCTCCGCTAAGTAGTCTTGTAAAGTTTCACCGTAAAATAAGCGAATAAGCACAGAATGCTGTTTAGCCCACTCAATACCGTGAAGTTGCAAGCAAAGCATTTCGAATAAGTCATATAAGCTAGCTCTTAACATCCAGGCTTTAGCTAAGTCATTATCAGTAGAAGCTTCGTCTTGTTCAATTTGATTTGCTGCGTGCCACTTTAAATAAACAGAATTTAAAGTTACGCTCATCGCTGCTGACCAATACTTGTGCATTGGTATGCCTTGAAGTGAATACAGAAAAGCTCTATCTATTTTATAATTAGGTACTAGCTTGTCTCTATCAACTAAGTCGTCCCAGGTGTGAGCAACTTCTAAAAGCATAAAAGACAGCTCTGTGGCTGCCATGTCATTTTTGTATA